TCGTGTAAAGTGATGGGTCAATGTTCCCGATGTCGTGCGTTCCTACTGGGATTCTGAAATATATCTTGTCCCAAGAGTCAGCGACCGCGATATTGTTGTCCACGATGCCATCCGCTAAAAGTGTACCCGTTGCGTTATAGCCTGAGTATGCTTTGATATTGTACTGACATTTCCCGATTTCGTTGGCTATGAAGTACAGATGATAAGACTGGTCTGAGTCTATTCTGATGGTTCTCGGAGAATCGGTCAGGAACTTCTTGGTTACGCTTGGCGTGTTGTTTACAATGTAGTCGGTGTAGTCGAAGTCCAGCCATTCAATCTCGTTACGCACCCCGTTCCATACGCTCTTAACCCTCGAAATAAATAGGTCGCCATTTTGATATACACCACTCGCATCCTTTTCTTCCTCTTGGATAGCTAAGTAATACTCCTTGTGCATCTGATTAGATACGTAAAACCCGTTATGGTTCGCGCCCTTGATGTCCACCTGACCTTTGACGTAAGACTGAAGAAACCGCGAAGGGTCGAAGAACGCTCTATCTAAATACTGCCCATCATTTGAACGAGTAGGGTAGACTCTTACCTGACCAATAGCCGCAGAAATTGGGTAGTCAATTGGAAGGATTGCAACTCTAAACCGAACCGTTGGCGTGTAGTTCGTTGTCTTTATAACGTAGGCGTTGTCGTTGTAAACAAGCCCGTATTCGTCAGGTTCTCCGTTCTGTGTTAGAAATATCGCCATTACTTGGTTTCGATTAGTTTCTTGATTTCTTCAAATGTGATTTCGATATCCTCCGCAAGTGCTTTCTCTATAATCTTTGCAGCTTGTGGTATCATCTTGTCCGTAGCTGGTTTAATCCACTTCTTGCCCTTGTAACCGTTCTCAGATATGTTTTTTCCTATAACCGTAGCTAACGCCCATCTGTGACCGTCCTCAAGTTGTTTGTCTGAACCCATAAGTCTTGAAAGAACGTTAGGATATCTAAGCCAACCCATAGCTATTGCATTCCTTATCTTCTTAGGGTCTCCTCCCGGTCCGCGACCTTTGTCAAGAATCAAACCGTAACCCTCCATAGTTATCTGCATTCGGTAAATCTGCCCGAATACCTTAACCTTTGGTTGCACCGCCAACCTTAAAGACTCCCCAAGTGTTCCCGATGCCGTATGTCCTTGCCCTTGCCCTTCGCTTCCAGCACTTGAGCCTCCAGCAAGTGAAAGGTTTAATTCGCTTACGTATTCCGCTCGGAACTCATTCAGAGCATCTATTAACTTATCGAACGCCATTCTGTTTCATTTGGTGATACTCGTGGTTTTGTTTAGCCTTTTGGAAGGAGATGAGATTCAAGAACTCCCGCAGAGGAAGAGCAAAGAAATAACCCCACTTGGTCGCATCGTTATTTGACAAGTTGTTAACCACGTTCAGCCAGCCGTATTTCGATTCAAATGTCTCAACCTTCTTTCCGCTTGCTTCTTGACCTTCTCCGCCTTCCGAACCGAAGATTCCAGTATATGTTTTGCGGACATCAGATAACTGCTTAAAAAAAAAGCCGACAACGGTTGGACGATTGTCATTGGTGCTTGGAGCATTGCCTCTGAGGTTTCCTTGTGCCGCTCAGGGTCATACTTACTTTTCTTCCATCCGTACCAAGTTTTTTTCTTCGGAACAAGGAACACCGCCATAACCTCATGTAGCTGGTCGATAACCTTGTCAGGGTCTTTCATCAAGTGCATCAAGGTGATGTACTGCCCTCCGTTCAGATTATAAACGTCTGTTATCACGTCGTATTTAACGCCTCCAAATTCCACCACCTTCTGTACTTGCCCAACGAGTTGCTCGGTAAGAAATGAAAGCGTATGCATACACTTGGCGTAGGTCTTTAACGAGTAGGTTTCAATCTCGTCAACTGGAACGCCTGACATTATGGAGATGATAGCCACGTTCGTAGGGTACTCGTCTCCTTTCTCTGCGAGGATTCGCTGGAGTGCTTGGAACTGCTCAACAGTTACACCAGCCCAGCTATTAGGTAACTCAATCTTCATTCTTTATCTGCTCTATTTTCTTGATTGCCCAGTTAACGCCTTCGTCTCCGCCCCAAGCTAACCACATCAAACGACCGCAACCTTCGCCCAGTTTCCTTTTAGAGTTCCGTTTGTGTCGGATGAATGCCGCCATCCTTTCGATGGTTTCTAAGCTGATAGGCTCACGTTTTGCCAACTGGTTCGCTCTTGCCTTTCCTACGGCAGTACCGCAACCTTTCCATCCATTTTTCTCCGCCCATCTCAGAGCGGCTTTAGCGTTCTCGCTTGCGGCTTTCGGGTAGTCCGTGTACGCCTCTTGCATCCGCCATATTTTGTTTAGTCGTTCAAGCATCTCAATTATAAATAGCGAATCCGTGTTTTTGTGTCTAACGAATTGTGTACTTCCCAGCGTTCGCCTTCAGTTTCTCCATTGCTACATATCTCAGCGCATCAAGTGCGTGGTTGTTATCATCTTCGGGTTGGTTGGTTACTTGGTTTGTTTTGTAGTCCCGTTTCCAAGCGTAGTTCCTGAGTTCTCGGATGATGTTAACCGAGTCTTGATGTACCATTATCTGTACAGATTTCAGCTTGTCAATTCCTGACCTTACGCTGTCCTGACCTTTGGCAACTGGTCGTATTCTGAAACCAGCCCTTCGGATTTCCTCAATGCTTTTAGGTTCTGCGGAGTCGGCTATTATCTCGTCCGACCTTTGTAGTCCGCACTTCCTCGCAATGTCAGCATTCGTTAACCCTGTTTCGTAAAGCACCTCCTTAACCCACAGCTTGCCTTCTTGATAAAGAACCTCCACGAGTGCGGTCGGGTCGTTGGTAAACCCGAAGTCTAAACCGTATGCTTTCCACTTGTACCCGGAAGGAAACTCTTTGGTTTCTTGCCAGTTCTCGTATATCGCGCCTTCTCGTCTTGACCTTTGCCCAAGCCCGTAGACCTTCCACTTGTATTCGTCTGCCGTGCCTCTTGATACGTTAAAAGGTGTCGGCTCATAGCTGTTTATTTTGTCTCGGATGTGCTGGTCTAAGAAGGTGTTGTCCAACATCGTTGAATGGATAAGCACCACATCGTCCCGCTTCAAGACGTTGTCGTAAATCCAATGCTCATCGGTGGAAGGGTTGTAATCGAGAATCCACTTGCCCTTACATCTCTGCTCTAATTGGTCGAAGTCGTCCTTGCTTGTTTCGATTGCTTCGTTGAGCCAAAAGTAGTCGGTTTCGATACCGTGTAGCTTCTGACTATCGTCAAGCCCGTAGAACTCAAACGTAGACCCGTGAGCAGAGTAGATTAAATCGGTCTTGTTGAACGCCTCATCTTCCCATACTTCAAGGCTTTGGAGTACCTTCTTGAACGTGTCGAGTACGGTCGGCTTAATCCACGTCCTCCTAAACCTCGCAATCGCAATCCTCTTCGGTTCTTGTAGTCCTGTAAGGTAGACGGCTTGGCAGATGCTCCACGTTTTCGAGGAACGGCTTCCACCCTCAAGCACAATTCCCCGAATGGATTTATCATTAAGGGCAGCCCAGAGGTCATCAAATACGCCAGTTCCTTCAACTTTCACGTCAGTTTATTGGTTGACTTTTTGGTCGGTTTCGTCAGTCTAAGGCTCAATATCTTTCGACCTTGCCGATTCTTGCTGTGGCTTGCCGCACACCTGACACTTCTTACCACCTTTCAAGTAGTCCTTTCGCCATACGTGGTTCTTGCATAGCCTCTGTCGCATTAGCCTTACGTTCTCGTCTGCCTTGCGGATGAACTCCTCCGCTTCATCTCCTTCAAGTGTTGGGATGAACACCGATGCCTTCTGCGTTGAGCAACTCAGTTTATGGAATCCAACTTTATGGCACACCGGGCATTCTGTCATTTCTTCTCAGGTCTGTGTATTACTATCTCCACCTTGTCAGGCTTGCCTCCGTTAACTGTCTGCTCTACTTCCTCCTTCGGCTTGCCGTACACCCTATCGAATAACACATCGAGAATGTGAATACTTCCTTTCTCGTAGTCCCGTTGGGCTTTCTTCGCTATTAGAGCAATCCAAAACGGTAGCTGGTCGTTCTTCGCCAACTCCACCAACTCGCTTCTTGATTTGCCGAGTACGTTCTTTATGATGTCTTGAACCTGACCCTTCGACAACTTGACGTTATGCTCGTCCAAGAAGTGTTCCTTGAGCAGAGTTTCCACGTTCTTCGGTCTGCCTTTCGGGTTACCGCTCTGTCCTTTGCCCCACTTTTTCAAGTTCTCAGGTGTTCCGCCTTCGTTCATTGTTCAATCGTTGTTTTAACGTACTCCTTTCCGTTTATCTTAACGCTCAAAGTAGGGTCGAGTTTCGTCATTCTGTCGATTATTACTTGGCAATACTTCGGGTCAAGTTCCATTCCGTAGCACTTTCTTTTAAGTTGATGCGAAGCGACCATTGTAGAACCTGAACCGCAGAATAAGTCAAGCACTTTGTCTGCTTTGTGATTACCTATTGCTCGTGCAGGGATTTCTATTGGTTTTTGTGTAGGATGTAATTTATTTTTACCATCCTTTTTTATTTCCCAAATTCTATTTTCTGTAGTATCTCCTATAAAATTTAGATTTGCACCTTTTGTTTTCCAAAGTAAGCAAGGTTCGTGATTTTGTTTATATGATGCCCCTAATGCTCCATATCCTCCTTCTTTTTTCCAAATCAACAATGCGATAATTTGACCTTTAACATTTTCTACTCCACGATATAAACCAAACGGAACTGTGTCTGCATAAAACATAAATACAGGACCAGAGCAAAACATATTTGCTATTGTTACAGAATCTTCGTATAAATCAATATCATCATTTTTAATCATCTGCCTTCCGTTCTGCTCTAATCCATTTTCTCCATTTTTTAATCCACCTGTATAACTTACACCATACGGGGGGTCAGTGAATACCATATCAGCCTTCTCACCATTCATCAACTTAGCCACTTGGTCGCTATCGGTACTATCTCCACAAAGTAAACGGTGCTCTCCTATCTCGATAAGGTCGCCTAATACGATGTCCGTTTTGAGTTCTTCGGGCACTGTATAATCGTCCTCCTCTGCTTCAAGTTCTTCTGCTTTCCAATTATCAGGAGTGTCAAGTCCCCACTCGTTCAGTTCTTCAGCATCCCAAGTGTTGGCGAGTTCGTCCCAGTCCCACTCTCCAAATCCTACGTTGTCCTTGATTATGAACTCTCGCTGTTTTTCCTCTGACCAATCAACTACTTGAACGGGTACTTCTTTCCAGCCCGCTTCTTGCATTGCCTTCAAACGCATATTACCGCCCAACACAACCATCTCTTGGTTAACGACTATCGGTCTGACGTTAGCCATCTCAGGAAAGTCCCGAAGGCTCTTAACCAACTTCTTGAACTTCTCGTCTTTGATGTATCTCGGATTGTCCGAGTTGGGTCTAACCTTAGTTATCGGTAAACTTTCCATTCTTGTAGTTTGAAAGTGCTTCTTGTTGTGTTGCTCCGACTGATTTCTTGCAAGGTTTGCCGTTCCAGTAATCGTCTGCGGCATCTCGATGAAAGCAGTACCACTTCATTTGGTAGGTGTTTTGGGTTATGTAAAGCCCGTAGTTCTCATGTTTCTCGTTTTGCCTCATCTAACCTACGTTTTATTTCGATTGCGACCCCCGCCTTCTCCGCTTCCTTCTTGGAGTCGTAGATGCAGTCTCCGTTTCCCCATCTCCATTTTCCGTTAGGGCATTGTCTTGCTGGCATTGGTAATAGTTTAATAGTGCAACACTCATCAGTTGAGGAGTTCTTCCACAGGTGAAACAGACTTTGGCTTTCGGGTCTATGTAACTCCACGCTTCTTGATATAGCTTCTGTTCATCTCTTGTTATTCTTCCCGAGTAACGCCCCTGTCCCATCATCGTAATTTGGTCGAGCCTATCAGCTATAAATAGCAAAACTTCATTTTTGTCCATTACAGTTCTTCTTCAGATAATAATTTGTAGAGTTGCCGCACTTCTTCTTGAGTGTTTAGTGGTCTCAAAGAGACATAACTCCCATCATCATAATCCATTAAACTAACGTATTGACCGTTGTCATCAATGCAAAGCCATACGTCATAAAAGCCTACTGGCTTCGCGTAATCGCTAAATTCTATATGCTCAAAGCCTACGCTCTCAAGCCATTCTTCTGTAATCTTCATATCTCAAACCTCCACATTAAACGTTCAAATAACACACTCAGCAAAGGTACGTACATAAGTGCCTCAGTAGTGTGAAAACAACACATCGCAAACCCAAACCAAAAAGACATACAAAGTCGGCAGTCCAACGGTTTAAACGAATAACTCTCGTCCATTCCCATCCACTTTTTAATGAGTAGGTCAATTCCGAATACCTCAATCCAAAGGTAGCTTAATACGCTCGCGGATAATGCGCTCAAGATGTATAGCATAGTAGTTGTCTCTTAGTTGTTCAAGTGCTTTATTAACTGTGTTTCCGATTGACTTGTAAGGAATGTCTACCTTCTTGCCGACCTTTCGATAGCTGCCTTCTTCCAGCCATAGTTTAAGTACCTCGCGGTCGTACCAATGCAGTTCTTCAATTAGAATCTCCAAGAGGGTAATATCGTTTTCCTTCTCCCAGTCATAATCTTCCCGCTCGTGGTCTACCTTCTTGTGATTGTGGAGGTCGTATAACTTTGAGAAGCTGGAGCGTTTACTGGTCGCCATTGTCATCATCGTCCGAACTACGTAAAACCTCAGATATCCGCCTTCGTTTATCTGTTGCCATTTCTCTTCGGGCATTTCTAAAAGAAGAAGAGCAACCTCTTGGATAAGGTCATCGGGGCAATTGCATAGCTTCTGCGCGAGTTCATATAACTCTTGGTCAGATAGTAGGTCGATTGCCGCTTGGTCTTTCACGGGCTTAAATGTAGTTATTTATTTAATAATCAACAAAAGTTACCTCGTTATCAATTATCTCATCAATCTTGTTCTGACAATGCTCTAAAAGTTCGATAATCGTCAGGTCGGTATTTCCTCCACCGTATGCCGTGTTGAGAAATTTCTCCACCTCCTTCTGAAACGAGTTACCCTTTGCTTTGAGTTGCTGCTTGAAATGGTTTGTGCCTCGCATTTCATCTAAGGCGTACACGAATAGCTGCCCATACACCATTGCTTTGATTGTTGTCTTGTACTCTTTCATTTCCTTAAATCTTCTCCTTTTACACCGATAAAATTAAACATCTCGTAGATACGTGATTCGATTCTCTTGCCGTACTTCTTGCCAATCATCTCAGCGTTGAGATTTGTCGTAGCAAACGTAAGGTAACCCTTGTTCGTGTAAAGCTGGTGTCGCTGGGTCAACGCATCAACTCCGACATTTATCTCCGTGCCGTATCGTTTGATGGTCGTATGCTCTTCTCCGATGTCATCAATGGCGAACATCTTGGATTTCATTGCTGATTCCAAACTGAACAAGTCCTCGCCTTCTGCTTGGTAGATGCGCTCCATTTCAAAACCCGTGTAGATTTTAAACTTGAACTTCTGAGCGTAGCCCATGAACAAGCTGAGAGATTTCAAATAGACCGTTTTCCCGACCCCAGTAGAACCCATCAAAATTAAACCCTTGTCGGTGTCTCCATTGAAAGAATCCAACTGAAGAGCGTAGCGGACAATTTGGTCAGTAAGTTCCGGGTGCTTGTCTTGCCACTTCGGGAGAACATATCGGCAGCACTTCTCAAATGATGCCCTTGCGGTTTCAAAGTTATGCTCTTCGTACTTTCGAAGCTGGTAACGAGCATCTTGCCCCTTCTCAATTCTGCTAATGTAGTCGTCTATTCTCATGGGTATTCTACGTTTTCGAAGTTCTTAAAATCGTACTCTTGGTTCTTCTTTAGATTGTCGGGTTTAAACCAAATGCTCCGAGCCTTCTGCTTCCAATTCTTTACGGTGTTTCCTCTGCCATCTTTCCAAACTCTGCCGCGTGGCTTTCTACTTTCCTCGTAGTATTCAAACATCTTGGTCGCTGATTCTTTAGTGTAACCATTCTCGTCAAAATACAAAATTACTTCTTCAAGCGATGGTGGCTTTATACCATCATCTTTAACATTAACATTATCATTTACATTAACACTTACATTACCATTTACAGTAGACGAAATTGAACGCTCGTTAACGGTCGTTGAATCTCGTTGAGCGAGTTGTGCATTTCGTTTACGAACTTCAGCAGAGCGTTTACCAGCTTCCGAGCGTTGCTCTTGTTGGTTCTCCCACTTCTTTAGGTCGCGCTTCAACGATTGTTTAATCGGCTCAAATGCTAACTCGGTAATGAAGTCAGGAGCGACTGGGTTGTCGTCATTGACGTATGAAATAATGTGTTTGATTAAACGCCCAGCTTGAGCGTCATCGAGTTTATCCCATACTCCTTTTTGGTCGCAGTACAGAATGAATGACTTTTTGTTTTCAGCCATGTCTCAGGGTTTAAAGGTAACCGACCGGGAGGCGAGGCAACGCCCAGCATGACCACCTGAGAAAGTCGAAGGCTGTTTTTCCCGTATCGGTTTATGTATCTGTTCATAACTCAGGGTTTACGACAAACGCTCTTTTGCCTTAGCGTTCATTAGTAAGTAGCAAAATTAACAATTTGTGCCACTTGGAAGTCAAAATAGTTCAGTTTGCGTAACGTCTTTCTTGCGGATAATTCCGAGAGCCGTTTCGAATATTGCCGCTCCTAAGTCAGAATCAACAGCTTGTCGGTCAGCGTGTGACTTGTCATGTGCGTGTTTACCAGTTCCTACGTATTCCTTCATCATAGTTCCAACATCATCTGATTTCGTCTTGATATAAGGCAAGGCAAAGTTTGACCAAAACAAGTGTCTTCCTATTTTACGCGCTGGAATTAAAGGCTCATAATACGGTATGACGTTTTCAATTACATACTTGCAACTGCTGAAGTGCTGAAGAAAAATAATCTCCTCATAAAGATTCATGTCAGGAAAGACTTGAACCTTTCGGATGTGCTGAGTGAAGTAGTTTGTTCTACTGTGGGATTGGCAAGGCGGTGAACTCCAAATAAAATCGAAGTGTTTGTGGTTCTCTAATAAATACTGATGAGCATCACCCACCACTACCATATCATTAGGAAACCGCTCTTGGTATAACTTAGCCAACTCAGGGTCTAACTCAACAGCAGTAACTTGCATATCAATACCAGCTTCTTCAGCTACTTCGTCCCACTTAAAACGGTTTCCTCCGAGGCAAGCGTATAGATTCAACACTTTAAACTTCGTCATCTCTTTCGTATCCAAACATTAACATAATGAAATCAAGCACTCTCAGCTTCCAGTTCTGCATATTTCGTGTGAATTGATTTGACTAACTTATCTTGGACTTGAAGAGCCTGCCTCATCGTCTTTATAGAATAAAGAACCGTTGAGTGGTCGCGGGAGAACATCTTGCCAATGTCTTGCAAAGAGTAGCCGCTTCCGTACAACTCCCGATGCACTCTGTAGATAGCGTAATGTCTCGCAATGGTTACATTCCTCATTCGTGTCCTTGCTTTCATCGCTGAATACCCGATCCCTGTAGCTTGCTCTACCCGGTGAATGATGTCTTTCGCGCTCTTGTCGATGTGCTTTTCGCAGTAGACTCCTTGAATTGCCGCCAATAGCGTTTGGCAATCCTCACCGAAATAGCCTTGATGTAGTTCGATGATGTTAACGAGCTGCTCCTTGTGGTCTTTCGTAAGTCGTATTACTTGCATCTCCATACGTTTATTTGTTTACCGAAATCGCCTTCTATCTTATACCCAGCCTTCTCGATTAATCCCTTCTTGTGGAGGTTCGAAAACGACCTTCTGATGGAAGTAATAGGAGTGTTTGCCCATCTGTCAGATGATAACGGCTCCATGATTCTAAAGTGTCGCAGAACCCTCTCAGGAGTAACGCCAAGCTGGTCGTGGTTTCTAAAGTAAATCAAGATAAGTTCGTCCTGACTTTTGGCTTTCTCTTGGGACTTCTTTAACTCTGTCCCGACTTCGTTGTTCGTGTTGTAAAACATTAGTTTTGGTTTATGTAGTTAATAATTGTTTCTTGGGTTCTAACGCTGACCTTCTCGCCAGCAAAGTAAGCGTAAACGGTTTGAGTTGACAGCCCAGTTTCTTTGGCTATTCGGTAAGCGGTTATCTTCTTGGCGTTAGCCTCCGCTATCACTTCTTCAATCTTCACTATTTGAATCATTATCTTCAGGTAAAAGGGTTACTACTTCGGTTTCTTTTTCTTTCCACATTTCTACGATTGGCTCGTTCATTGAATAATCAATGTAGAACGTGGTGTCTTTTATCGTTATGTAAACGACTCCAGCTTCGGTGTTTGGGTTAATTATCATTTTCTTGTCTTTGGTTTAGTTCTTCTGTGTAACATTCTAAGCAAACGTCCTCATCTAAGGGGCTTGCCTCTATAAAATTATAATCTCCGCACCTCGTGCAAGTGTAGCAAGTGCAGTCATCGCACTCCCGTACTTTTTGGTTGCAACATTCTCGGTAAGTGTAGTCGTTTAATCCCCAGTCCATCTTAAAATTCGTAAACAACGTTAGACTTAGTTTTGTCGGTGCAGTTAATACCTCCGCCTTTTACTGGTTGCTCCTTAACAATCACAATTTTTTGCTCTTTGAATTTTTTAGTCTTTTCCATTAGTTCTAAAGTTTCCACTAAAGTACAAATACTTTTGAATATTCAAAACGTTAGGGCAAATTTTTTTATTCAAGTAGTTCAATAGCTTCTTCGACTGAGTTGATAACGTGATAAGTAACGCCTACCGACTCAAAGCGTTCTTTGCATTGCAACTCCCCAGCAGTCAGCTTTCTTGCGCTCGGTGGTTTGTTTCCGTCCTTAACTTCAACTATGTAAAGTTTTCCATTGTGTCCGACCAGTAAGTCGAAAGCGTTCTTCAACTGGCTTGTAATCAAAACAACCGCTCCAAGTTTACGAAGCATTGCAACGATTTCTCCTTGATTGTTATCTACTCTTGCGGCTCGTCTCAATTATCTCCCGGATTCTTTCTTTTGGTAGCTTCGTTCCGAAGTCCGCTTCGTGGTGACAACTTCGACAGAGTGCCACAAGGTTTTCAAAAACGTCTTTGCTTTTTCTGCCGCCCATTCCTCGCGGCTCAATATGGTGTATGTCCTGAGCCAAACTACCGCAAACTTCACAAGGGACAAAGTCCGTGTTATCGAACCCCATCCCTTGCAAGTAAATCTTAGTATGTCGCCTCAAAAGGGAAGGTCATCCGTTGCCTCAACGGTAGCCGCTTCAGCTTTTGGTGTAGGCTTAAAGGTATCAACGGAAGCGTAGAGTTTACCTTGTGCTGACTGCTTTACTTGTAGCCGAATCTCAAGACCGTGCTTGCCTTCCTTTAGGTACTGGTCATTATCCTGTAGCCACTTGATTAGCTTGGTCGGGTTGATAACCATGTCCGCCTTTACCCATTCAGGAGCGTTTGAACTCGGTGTGTAGACGTTCAAGCCGTCCACGAATACTACTTTACTTTCCATTATTTAGAGTTTAAAAGGTTACGAAGATAATCATTTGCAAACGCCAATCGTTCGCGGAGTTGTTCTTGCATCTCAAGGTCTTGCTCTACCCGGATTTCAATTAGTTTGAAGCGTTCGTCCTTGATGCGTGGGTCGAAAGAAATGAACCGACAAGCTAACGCCCCAGTTGCCAACATTTGCCCTTGCATCTGCCACATATACTTTTGGTCTATGTAACCCTCGAACGCGGTCTTTAGATGGTTCGCGGTGTTGTACGGGCATTTAATTTCTATCAGTTCGCCATCAATTATGCCATCAGGGCTTGCCCCTGAGTAGTCGTTTATCTCAACGAACGGCATCTCTTCAATGCTTACGCCTTTGAGTTCTGAGTAGTACGCCTTGCAGATTGGTTCGTATTCGTTTCCCCAATCTAATGCCTTGCCGAAGATTTCGGTTCTTTGCCCGGTCAGTAATTCCGCAGCCTTCTCGTAGATGTAACTGATAGCCGTCTGTCCAAGTACCTCGTCTTTCTTTCTTCCGTTGGTCATTAGGTCGCCAAAGCGAGAAGCTGTAAACTTCCCTAACCTTTGTGCGTGCCATTCCTCTGAGCGTTGCTCGGAGTTGCTGATTGCTTCGAATATATCTTCCATCTTACGCTCTTTTAAAATCGTCCGACTCATCCTCTCCGAAAACGCCTACCTCGTAAAGTCCTGATAGTTTTAACACTACTCTTGATAGTGCGCGTTTCTCCGCCATCGCAACCGGGTAGGTTTGGCGGGTGTTAGCTGGTGCGGATTCCCCGAATGTCTCCATTTGAACGGGTAGACCATTGCCGTTGGACATTTCTCCAATTGCTTTGATAACTACAAACTTGCAGTCGTCTGTCAGGTGTACCATTTCGTAACGTACTCGGATGCCTTTGTGCGCTTGGATTCTCTCAATGCCTTGTCGGGTTATGATTACGAACCCTTGTGGGCTTTTAAAGAAGTGGTCTTTGTTCAGACCGTTTTCGGTTGCGAGACTCTGAAGCCTCTCTTTCTGAGTTTGATTCATCGTTCTGTTTTTGATGATTATTAAAGGTTTGAATTTACGAATTTAAAGTTTGAATGTCAACATAATTATTGTCGTTGACCACTCGGACAAAGGTATAAAGACCTGACTTGACTGCCTCTGCTCCTGAGTGCCTGACCAGTTGCCAAAAGATGAACGGCTCGACATGGGTAGTTCCTCCGCCATTACGTAGGTCGGTAATTGCTTTGCGAGCAACCAGC